AGGCGCAATCTCTCCCCGCCCTTTTTTCCCAAATCGACGTTGCCGAAAGGTGGTGGTTTTGATGACCACGAAGTCGCATTTGCGGGCCGTTGGGGCCAATGAAAAGCCTGCCGCCCCGGTGAAGTCGAAGTCGGTTACCGAAGCGGCCAAGGGTGGGACGACCCGGGAGCTGTTGGCGGCGACGCGGGATCGTATCGCAGTCGCAGTGGAGGATCCGAACACGCCGGCCCGTGATTTGGCGGCCTTGTCGAAGCGGTTGATGGAGACGGTGCGGGACATCGAGGCGATTGACGCCCGCAGTCAGGAGTCCGAGTCTCATGCCGAAGTCAGCGACGGTAAGTTCGACGCCGCGGCTATCTGAGGTTGCCCGCGAGCTGGTGATTCCCGAGGGGATCGTGACGACTGCTTGGCCGCGGATTGTGGCGAAGTGCGCGGAGATGGGCGTTTCGTTCGATTCGTGGCAGAACGGTCTTGGCGCGATTGCGTTGGGCAAGCGGAAGAACGGCAAGTACGCGGCGACGGTGGGCGGCATTGTGATGTCGATTCCACGACAGGTCGGAAAGACGTTCCTGGTGGGCATGATCATCATTGCCCTGTGCGTTATTTTCCCGGGCTTTACGGCGTTGTGGACTGCGCACCGTACTAGGACTACCTCGATGACTTTCTCATCCATGCAGGCCATGGTGAAGAAGAAGAAGATTTGGCCGCACGTGAAGGCCATTCGCACGGCCAATGGCGAGCAGGAGATCTTGTTCACCAATGGTTCCGTGATCATGTTTGGAGCCCGCGAGCAGGGGTTCGGGCGAGGCTTTGACAAGGTTGATGCCGAGATTTTCGATGAGGCGCAGATCCTTAGCGAGAAGGCGCTTGAGGATATGGTGCCTGCCGCGAACCAGTCCACGCAGGAGTCCGGCGCGCTGTTGTTTTTCATGGGTACACCGCCGCGTCCTACGGATCCTGGTGAGGAGTTCAGCAACCGTCGCGCCAAGGCGATGTCGGGCAAGGCGAAGAACATTGTCTATGTCGAGTTCTCTGCCGATGCGGAAGCCGACCCTGATGATCGAGAGCAGTGGGCGAAGGCCAATCCGTCTTTCCCGCACAGGACGCCTGTCGAGTCGATGGAGCGGATGCGGGAGAACCTGACGGATGACGACTCGTTCAAGCGTGAGGCGTTGGGGATCTGGGATGCCGAGGATTCTGCCCGCGTTATCGATGAGGATTCGTGGAATGCAGTGGCGGATCCCGCGTCGATGGCTATTGATCGCCTGTCGCTCGCCATTGATGTCCCCCCGAATCGCGGCATTGCGTCCGTGGCTCTTGCTGGTCAGCGGCCGGATGGTCGGTGGCATGTGGAGCTTGACGATTCCCGGAAGGGCGTCGATTGGGTGGTGCCTTGGGTTGTCGCCCGAGCTGAGAAGAACCGGCTTCATGCGGTGGTGGTCGATGAGATGTCGGGTCTTGTGGAGAAGCGGCGTGACCGTCACTACCTGATTGGGACCGATCTTCTGGTGACGTTGGCGGCTGCTGAGGGGCGGGACATGGCTATTGCGTGCGCGAAGTTCTACGACGGCATTATAGACGGCTCGGTGCTGCACACGGATCAGCCGCAGGTGAATGTGGCTCTGTCCCTTGCCCGAAAGCGCCCTCTTGCTGGCGGCTGGGCGTGGAACCGCAAGGATGCCGCGTCTGACATCACGCCAATTGTGGCCGAAACCCTTGCCCTGTGGGGCTCACAAAACGACAACGTGAAGCGTCCTGCGAGGCGTTCAGGATCCAGGACGGCGGTGGTGCTTTGAGTTTCGAGAAGCTGAACGTTCCCGGACTGACGGATGACGAGCTGCTGACGCTGAACCTGTGCGCCGAGGAGTTGTCGCGGAAGTCGCGTCGGAACTTCTTGCGCTCGTCGTATTACGACGGGAAGCGTGCGGTTCGGCAGGTTGGCACGGTTATTCCGCCGCAGTACGCGAACATCGGGATTGCGTTGGGGTGGGCGGCAAAGGGCGTTGATGGGCTTGCCCGTCGCTGCAACTTGGAGAAGTTCATCTGGAATGGCGGCGATCTCGATTCGCTGGGCATGGATGAGCTTGAAGAGAGCAACTTTCTTCTGTCCGAACTGTCGCAGGGCCGCACGGATTCCCTGATCCATGGTGTCTCGTATCTGATCACCACGAGGGGTGACGAGTCGGAGGGCGAGCCGGCGGCGCTGGTGCACACGAAGGATGCACTGAATGCCTATGGCGAGTGGAATGCTCGCCGCCGTTCACTGGATAACCTTCTGTCGGTCACGTCGTGGGATGAAGGCAGGATCACGGGCTTCGTCCTGTATATGGATGGCGTGACGGTCAATGCCGATAAGGCGGATGGCAAGTGGTCGGTTGATCGCTCGGACCATCCATGGGGGGTTCCGGCGGATCCGCTGGTATACCGCCCGCGGGGTTCGCGGCGCATGGGCAAGTCCCGTATCACCCGTCCGGTCATGTCGCATCAGGATTCGGCACTGCGGGCCCTTATGCGGCTCGAAGCGCACATGGATGTCTACACGATCCCGAAGCTGATCCTGTTGGGCGCGGACGAGTCGATCTTCAAGAATCCGGATGGATCCACGAAGGCTTCTTGGCAGATTGCGCTCGGGCGCACGTTCGGCATCCCTGACGACGATGACTCGTCGGCCGCAAATCCCCGTGCCGACGTGAAGCAGTTTGACGCGCAGTCCCCGGAATCCCATCTGGCGGACTTGAACGCGCTGGCGAAGCTGATGGCGCGTGAGACGGATCTGCCGGATTCCGATTTTGCTTTGACGGATATGGCGAACCCGACGAGCGAGGGTTCTTATTCGGCGTCGCGGGAGAACCTGATTTCCGAGGCCGAGGGGGCAATGGACGATTGGGCTGTTCCGATTCGCCGCACGGTGACGCGGGCTCTGGCGATCCAGGGTGGCCTTAGTGCAATTCCGGATTCGTGGCGGTCCATTGAGTCGAAGTGGCGTTCTCCGATCTACCTGTCTCGGGCTGCTGCTGCGGATGCCGGTGCTAAGCAGATTGGCGCGGTTCCGTGGCTTGCCGACACCGAAGTGGGACTCGAATTGCTGGGGCTTGATGAGCAGCAGATCAGTCGTGCGATGGCGGATAAGCGGCGCGCTGCTGGCCGTGCTGTGATTGCCGCATTGGCTCCACGGGCGACGACTGCCGCTCCGGTGGTTGACGATGGCGACGGCGCGTGAGTCCAAGGCCGCCTTGCAGTTGGTCATGGGGGCTGCTGTCGAGTCCGCTACGACCCTATTAGGCGGCCTGTCGGGTACACCGGAGCAGAAGCGGGCGTTGCTGTTGGATGCGACGCCGGAGCTTGTGGCCTACTACGCGGACGGCACGTCTGCACTGGCTGCCGACTTCTATGACGATGCACGGGAGGCCGCAGCGGCCCCGAAGTTGTATGTCGCGGAGCCGATTGTCGTTGACCGTACCGAGAAGATCCGGCGTGCCGTTGCATGGGCGTCCGAGCCGTTGTTCGGCGACGACCCGCGGGATGCTTCGAGCCGCTTGAGTGAAGTTGTGAACCTGGAAACGGCTCGGCCGTACCGGGACACGATACTTACGAACCGACGCCGGGATCCTTCGGCGGTCGGGTGGCGACGCATCAATAGCGGCGGTTGCAAGATGTGCAGGATGCTTGCCGACCGTGGCGCGGTCTACACCGAGAAGTCGGTCCGCTTTGCCGCGCACCCGAACTGCAAGTGCTCGGCCCAGCCAGTGTTCTCGTCCGAGGACTACGGGGAGGAGGCAAGCGTCATGCAGTACATGGCGAGCAAGAAGCGCCGCACTCCGGAGCAGCAGGCGAACCTCCGCGACTACCTGAACGCCTACTACGAAGACTTCCACGGCTGACCGTGGGAAAGCGCAACGGTCGCGCTTCAAGACCGGTCAACGTTCGACGGAACAGAAACGGGGCAATCCGATGAGTAACGAACCAAACGCAGGCGAGCAGCAGAAGGCCGGAGGCGAAAGCCAGGGCCAGGGTGCCGGCGAATCGCAGGGCAAGTCCTTCACGCAGGCCGATGTTGACCGCATCGTCCGGGAGCGGCTGGCCCAGCAGGCGAAGAACCAGTTCGGCGACTATGACGATCTGAAGACGAAGGCCGAGGGCGCAAAAACGCTTGAGGAACGTCTCGGGACGCTGGAAACCGACCTTGCTTCTGCCCGCACCGAAGCGCTCCGGGCGAGTGTTGCCGCACGGTTCGGGGTCAGTACGGAGAAGGGGCCGAAAGGCGAACCCTCAGATGCAGACCTGTTTCTCACCGGAACCGACGACGCCACTCTCGTCGCCCAGGCACAGCGCTTGGCGGCCCGGGAGGCTGACCGCAAGAAGCAAGGCAACGTCGCACGACGGGAAGGCAACAACCCTGGCGGCGGCGCCGAAGATCCACTGCGGGAGTTCACCCGCAACCTCTTTAAAAACGACCCTGAATAGGAGGCCATCAAATGGCCGTTTTGACCACTGGGGATCTGACGATCCCGAAGCAACTCCTTGACCCGTGGGTCAAGAACATCCACGACGGTTCCGCCATTTCCCAGCTCTCGGGCTCGATCCCGATGAAGTTCGGCAAGGGCGAGGCGTTCATCTTCGACTCGGGTGAAGCCGAGTACGTCGGTGAGGGCCAGAACAAGTCCTCGAACGACATCACGTCGGACGTGCAGACCACCGAACCCTTCAAGTTCCAGAAGACGATCCGTACCACGGATGAAGTCCTCTGGGCCGATGAGGATCATCAGATGGACGTGGTTCGGCAGATCCTTGACCAGATCCAGCCGGCGCTTTCCCGCGCTCTGGACTTCGGCATCGTGCATGGCATCAACCCGAAGACGGGTGCCGCCGTGGCAGCGATGACGCAGAAGCTGGTTGCTGCCACGACTTCCATCGAGTACGACGCGACGAAGGCCCCGTATGTGGCTACGGACGCGGCCGTGGCCGCGCTGATGGCCGCCAATGGTGTCCCGAATGGCGTGGCGCTGGATCCGAAGCTGGCCGCTACGATCTCGGGCACCCGCACCACGGAGGGCGTGAAGCTCTACCCGGACTTCTCGTTCGCGAACGACACGTCCACCTTCGAGTCGCTGCGTGCCGCGACTTCGCGCACCATCGGCGCCACCGGCGTCGCTGCAACCGCGTCGAACCTGCTGGCCGTCGTGGGCGACTTCTCGGCTGTCCGTTGGGGCATCCAGAAGACGCTTGGCCTTGAGGTCATCCGGTTCGGTGACCCGGACGGCAACGGCGACCTGAAGCGTAACAACCAGGTTGCGTTCCGCGCTGAGGTTGTCTACGGCTGGGGCATTGCCGAGCTGGATCGCAACTTCGCCAAGATCGTTGACGCGGTCTGATGCCTCGTTTGCGTAACGAGGTGACTGGCGCGGTGTTGTCGGTTTCGGATTCCATCGCCGCCCGGCTGGGCGGCGTGTGGGTTCCGGCCGATGACGCCAAGCCGGAGCCGAAGCGGGCCTCGAAGTCCCGCAAGGCCGACGAGGACAAGTAGCAAGAGGGGGCGGTCATGCCGACATCAGTGACACCAGTGAAGCTTGCGGTCGCGCTGGGCAAAGCCGCCCCCGAAGCCGGGTCGGTCACGGAGCAGCAGTGGCAGATGTGGATTGATGACGCGGAAATGCTCATTGATTCACGGCAAGCCGATCTTGGGCTCGATGCCCCGGATCAGGCGAAGGTTGACTACGTGATCCGCGAAGCCGTCGTCGCGCACATCAAGCGGCCCGACGATGCCACGCAGGTGACGGTCGCGGTCGATGACGGTTCCACGTCGCGGTCCTACAAGTCTGGCAAGGGTCGGATTGTGATTCTTGATGAGTGGTGGGCGCTGCTCGGGCTGGTTGAGCCCAGCGGGGCTTTCTCGCTGGACATGGTTGGTCGCGCTGCGGTGGTGCACCAGCCGTGGTGTGCGGCGATGCTGGGCGCGAACTACTGCTCGTGCGGGGCTGACATTGCGGGCTACCCGATCTATGAGTTGGGGTGACCGGTCATGAGCATTGCGGAAGACATCTCCTCGATGCTGCCGGAATTGCAGACAGCGGCAGAATCGCTAATGATCGACCAGTGCGCCGCAGCCCGCGCTACGGGTGGTTTCGTCACGGATCCGGTGACCGGCGTTGATACCCCGGCTACGGAGCCTGTTTATGCGGGTCGGTGCAAGGTGCAGACGACGGTGGCGCAGGCAGCGTCTCCGGAGGCTGGCGAGCACACGTTCACGGTTGCGAACCTGCAGTTGCATTTCCCGGTGTCGGCGCCGTTCCAGACTGGGGATCAGGTGACGGTTACCGAGTCGTGGGATCCGCAGAACTTGGGCGTATATCGGCTGGTGGAGTTGGCTCGCGGCACGTTTCGGACGGCGCAGCGCTGGAATGTGGAGCGGGTGACCGCATGAGCGTTGATTCTTCGGATCTTACCGAACTTGTACATGACTTCGGCGAGGTTCCCGGGAGGCTTGCCGGCAAGGTCAAGCCGATCATGGCGAAGACCGGTCTGGCGACGAAGAAGCGGATGCAGGCTGACGCGAGAGCTTCCAAGCACTTCAAGGGGCTCGCCCAGTCCATCGACTATGACGTGCGGACCTTCGGGTTTGATGGCATCGGGGTCATCCAGGTCGAGGTTGGCGCGAACCCTGATCGCTCGCCGGCATTCGCACTGAATGACATCGCCTACTTTGGCGGGTCGAATGGCGGTGGCGGGACAGTCGCGGATCCTGTTGTGGCGATGCGGCAGGAGGAACCGATTCTGCTGGGTTTCCTGCAGATGGCCGTGGAGGATCTGCTGTGATCGAGTTTTACGAAGCCGTGAAGGCATTGCTTCCGGAGTCGGTGAAGGTACACCTGTTTGCGCCGCGATTCATGGACTCGACGGGCAAGACGCGTGTTCCATCCTTGGCTGATTATCCGTACCTGATTCTGTGGGGAACGCCAGGGACTGAGTTTTCTGGCGATGGCCCACAGTTTCCGTCGTCGTGTGATGACCCGGACTCGGTGCAGTTGGATGTGCGTGTCACGTATGTGGCGACGTCGTCCACTTCCCTGCAATGGCTGCTCGAACGTGCCCGCCCTGCATTGAACCGGCACTCCCCAATCGTGGCGGGCTACAGCGTGAGCCGAATCCGGTTGGAGTCGCTGACGAACATAACCACCGACGATGACGTGACTGTTGGGTCGCTGCACCCGCTGTTCACGGTGGACGAGTTCACCCTTACCGCGCACAAGACCACTTAGGAGCCGTGATGGCTGACAACAACTTCATCGAGGCTGTGGACCGCAACGGAAACAAGCGAATGGTCCCGCCTCACTACTTGGACGCACCGTTCAATTTCAAGCTCCCGCCCTCGCGGCGTGGGAAGGCCGATCCGGCCACCGTGAAAGCAACCGAACCGGCACGGCCGGAGAAGAAGGAGGAGGCCAAGGGATGAAGACCTCGGCTGATGGAAAGAAGAAGTGGGCGCTGCTCACCACGAAGCCGGCGAATGGCTGGCTGGACCCCAGCGCGACCGAGCTGAATGCCGGCATCGACCCTTCGTGCAACATTCTCGAATCGGACATCACGTGGGGTGCCACGGCTTCCGACCGGGTGAACGAGAAGACTTCGTGCCAGGTCGGCAACTCCGAGGGGCTGGGTGCGGCGAATTACGACACCGCGCTCACGTTCCTGCGCCAGTACCTCGCCGATCCTGCTGGCGGCGTGGACGTCGAGGGCGAGGATGCCGGCTACCAGGCTGTGCGCGTCCGCGGGTCCGAGGTGGGTATCTACCTGCGCGAGTCGGACAAGTTCTCCACCGAGCCGTGGGCGGCCGGGGACATCATCGAGCTTGGCGGCCGGGTCGTTTCCGATGCCCCTCAGCGTGTGGACAACGAGGGCAGTATCAAGCGCCGCATCCCGTTCCTGCCGCAGGAGATGGTTGTCGAGCATCCGGTGGCAGCCGGGGTTGGCGGCTAGCAATAGATTCCGTGCGGGCGGGTTGGTCAGGCTCCCTGCCCGCACGGTCGCCGTCAACATTCTTTGAGCCTGCGAATACTCCTAGGAGCCTGATATGACCCCCGAAGATTTTGATGTTGAAGCGTGGTTGACGGATGCGCATTTGCCGGAGGATTCGGTGGACGTGTTCAAGCGTGGCGATGTGATCGCCGAGCTTTCGGAGTTGGAGCGCAAGATCGATGCCGAGCGTGCAGCCGGCTCCAAGGAACAGACGTCTGCGGACAAGTCACGGCTGGCGGCACTTGAGAAGAAGCACCAGGAACTCGTGGACACGTTCGGGGAGTCGGCGCTGACGATCTACGTCAAGGCACTGTCTCCGGCCGAGCAGAAGGCCCTCCGCGAGGATCTGGGCGAGGGCGCGACCCAATCGGATCTACAGTATGCGACCCTGCTTGCGTCGATCACCGCGGTCAAACCGTATGGCAAGAACCGGCAGCCGGTGAAGATGACCCGGAAGCTGTTGCAGGGCATGGAGAACGCCATTGGTGCGGTTCAGGTCCGGCAGTTGGTGTTCGCGCAGAATCAGGTGCAGAACAGCTTGCCGGTGGTGGACGCGGATTTTTTGCACAGGCACTCTGGCACCAGCGACGGTACGCCGGAGTAGTCCAAGTTTTGCGGACGGCGGCCCGCAACCAAAAGCCGCCGATGCACTGGTTCTCCAACGTGCGGGGCGAGTGGACAGATAAGGATTATCTTCTGTCCCTCGCCCTCACCATTTACGAGGACGGCCTGTGTGCTTGCGGGCAGCCGATAGTGCTGGCCCACCATCCGGATAACGACGGCTGGTATGAGGCCCACAAGAAGACCTGTCAGTCCTGCGCAGCCCGTGAACGTGCCACGCAGGGCAACGGGAAGAATGCCTACGAGGCTGCCCCCGGGGAGAAGGTCTACACGACCTATGACAGGCCCGCAGGCAAGCCTCTACCGCCCATGCCGTAAACCCCCAGCCGGTGCGCTGGTCGTACTGTAGGAGGCTTCATGGCTGATCGCCGCGTCAAGGTTTTGTTCGAGGCCCAGATCGGCCAGTACAAGGCCGCTATGAAAGAAGCGGCCAGCTCCACGAAGGATCTTGACGAGAAGATCAAGGAGACGGGCAATTCCGAGGAGAAGGCGGCCGCCAAGCGGGGCAAGGCGCTAAAGACCCTCGCCCCTGCTGTTACGGCCGCTGGTGTTGCAACCCTGGCCGGTGTCGCCATTGCCACGAAGGCATTCGCGGACTTCGACAAGCAGATGGCTTCCGTGCAGGCGGCAACGCATGAGACCGCCGACAACATGGATCTGCTGCGTGAGGCGGCCATCCGGACTGGTGCGGACACGGCGTTCAGTGCTGGCGAGGCGGCGCAGGGCATCGAGGAGATGGCCAAGGCCGGTGTCTCCACGGCCGACATCCTGGCAGGCGGTCTTGACGGGTCGCTGGCGTTGGCTGCGGCTGGTGCTATTGGCGTCGGGGATGCCGCCGAGCTTGCGGCGACTGCACTCACCCAGTTCAAGCTTGAGGGCTCTGACGTCGGCCATGTTGCCGATCTCTTGGCCGCTGGTGCTGGCAAGGCGCAGGGCTCGGTCGGGGATCTCGGGGCGGCACTGAAGCAGTCGGGTCTCGTGGCGGCCTCTACCGGCTTGACCATTGAGGAGACCACGGGCGGGCTTGCGGCTTTCGCATCTGCGGGCCTTGTGGGTTCGGATGCTGGCACGTCGTTCAAGTCGATGCTGCAGCGTCTCACTCCGCAGTCCGAGAAGGCTTCCAAGCTTATGGATGAGCTTGGACTGTCGGCCTATGATGCTAACGGCAACTTTGTGGGCCTGTCCGAGTACGCGGGGATCCTCCAAGAGGGTTTGAAGGACATGACCGTAGAGCAGCGTAATGCCACGATGGCAACGCTGTTCGGTTCGGATGCCGTGCGTGCCGCGAACGTTCTCTACGAACAGGGCGCCGATGGCATCAACAAGTGGGAAGATGCGGTCAATGACGCCGGATATGCGGCAGAAACCGCGGCCATCATGCAGGACAACCTAGCCGGAGATATCGAGAAGCTGGGTGGAGCATTCGATACCGTCTTCATCAAGTCCGGATCCGGCGCGAATGACGTACTGCGGGGGCTCGTGCAGGGCCTCGAAGGGGTTGTCGATGTAATCGGCCAGATCCCCACGCCCGTCCTCACTGTGGGAACAATCCTTGCTGGTGTTGCCGGAGGTGCTGCCGTTCTTGCCGGGGGGCTGGTAACGGTTCTTCCGAAGATCAAGGACACCCGAGAAGCGTTACGGGTCTTGGCCCCGGAGGGTGGGCGCGTCGACAAGGCGATGCGCGGCCTGGGCAAGGGAGCGCGACTTGCTGCGAGCGGCGTAGCGGCACTTGCGGTGGTTGGCCCGAGCGTGGGTGCGCTGGTTTCGTCGGGAACGACGGCCGACGCGATGGAACTGGCGGACGCTTTGTTCAAGGTCGGCGCGGGCGGTAATGCAGCATCCGGTGGCCTGAACGATCTTGACGCCATGTTCACTTCGGGCGGCGGGTTTGGCAGTTGGTTTGCCGGACTTGACGTAAACGGGATTGACGAAGCGTTCCGCGTCATGGGCAACCCGTCCGTGTCCGACAACATCGACAACGTCCTGTCCAAGGTTCTAACGCTCGGCACTCGCGGGTCGTCCAACATCGAGTTTGCCAAGAAGAATTTCGCGGCACTCGATAGCCAACTGGTCAGCATGGTTTCCAACGGCGCGACCGAACAGGCGGCGGCTTCCTACGAGGAAATGGCGAAGAAGGCCGAAGCGGCTGGCGTGCCGGTGGAGATGCTCTCGCAGATCTTCCCCCAGTATAACGGGGCGCTGGCCGATGCTTCCACGAAGTCGCAAGCTGCCGCTTCCGGCACCGACACCCTGGACACCGCGCTCGCCGAGGTGGGGGTGACGACCGAGGGCGTCGTGGACGACATGGAGACGTTCCTCGACCAGCTGTTCGCTGCTGGTATCGCGACCCGTGACCAACGGGGCGCGATGCGGGATTACGAGGAGTCCATCGACGCTGTTGCCGACTCCATCAAGGAGAACGGCAAGTCGTTGGACATCACGACGGAGAAGGGCCGTGCCAATCAGGCTGCGCTCGACAACATCGCTTCCTCGGGGCAGGCCGTGGTCGAGGCAATGGCCGCCAATGGCGCCTCGCAGGAGCAGCTGCAGGGCCATCTGACGGGAACCTACGACTCTCTGATCGCCGCAGCCGGGCAGTTCGGGATCGCCGGGGACAAGGCCGACGCCCTGGCCCGCAAGGTGCTGGGGGTGCCGGATAACGTCGACGTGAAGACGTGGATGTCTGATCAGGCGAAGAAGACCGCCGAGGCCACGAAGACGGCCGTCGACAACATTCCGAGCCAGAAGAACATCAACGTCACGATCACCCGGAACATTCGGGAGCAGTTGGAGCCCCTGCATAACCCGAACCAGTTCTTCAAGAACGGCGGGAACAAGGCGGGCAAGGTGGCGCCGAAGGGGCAGGGCTGGGGCGTTTTGCGACGTGCGGCCGGCGGTGACCTGGACATGGCGCCGGGTCCGACCGGTGTGGACTCGATGCTGTTCTACGGGGCCAAGGGCGAGCATGTCCTGACCGCCCTCGATGTCGCGGCTATGGGCGGCCAGGATGCGGTCTACCGATTCCGGCGCAACCTGCACGGCGCCAAGGGGTATGCGTCGGGAGGCGAGCTGGGGGCGGCGCGTTACGCGGTCCCCGCCGCCTCGTTGGCAGCACAGTCAGTGGCCGCGTCGGGCGGCGGGACGAATATCGACCTCGGCGGCATCCGGATCTACGGGGCCACGGACGTAAATGCAGTCCGCCGTGCAGTCCTGGACGAGATCTCGCACAAGTTCCAAACACAGGGGGTGCGGCTTGGCTGAACTAATCACCGTGGACGGCCGCTACCTCTCTGGCGAGGACAGGTTCGGCGACTGGAAGGTAACCAGCCTCGAAGGGTGGTGGGATACCCCGGACCGCAAGGGCCGGGACGTCGAAATAGAACTCGCTGATGGCAGCTATGACCTCGAAGAGGCCTATGAGCAGCGGCTCGTCACCATCGAAGGCCGGGTCAAGTCGAAGAACCACGACATGCAGCACGAGGCAATGAACTGGCTGAATGGCGCGTTGTCCCGTAGCAGCGGGGAAATCGTTGTTGCGGGGCACGGCCAGACGCAGCACGCCCGCGTGAAGTTGGCGGGATCGACACGGTGGACCACCGTTACTGATCGGTACGCCAAGTTCCAGATGCGTCTGAAGTGCCCGGATCCCCGCAAGTTCGGTGAGGTCCGCACATTCGTGGCGCGGGTGAATGCGCCGGCTGGTATCCAGCACTTCGGGAACTATCCGGCGACCCCGTTCATGCGCGTCACGGGCAATGCGCCGGGCGGGTATCGGATCACGTTGGGCGGGTACAGCGTCCAGGTGAACCGGGAACTGGGGTCCTCTTATCCGCACGAGATCGACTACTGGACGGGCAGGTTGCGGGTCAACGACAAGTTCGTGACTGGTGACATGTCCTCGGCCGTGTTCGCCCCGGTGGACCCGGGGCAGCGCGACACGCTTTCCATCGTCGCCCTCACGTCTGGCAGCCCTGTGGTGACCATGACCCTGCCGGACACGTTCATCTGATTGAGGAGGCTTGATGGCCTACAGGGTCTACGCAGTCTCCGCGAACGTGTGGAATGATCCGGTGCCGGTGAAGGCCGCGTCGTTCACGTGGGCGCGGTCGAAGAACCATGGGGAGCAGGGGCAGGCAACGTTCCAGCTCGGAGACCCGGTGATAGCCGAGGCCCTGGGGCTGTATGACCTGTATCCGGGGGACAAGTACCTGGTTCTCGACTGGGACGGCACGGCGCTCTACGCGGGCCGGATCTTCTCGGCCGACTACAAGCGGGATGACCAGGTACTCACCGTCTCGCATAGTGATGTGTGGGCCGAGTGGGAGCGTCGGCTTGTCTTGACGGACAGGACCCCGGATGTCGCGAAGTCGAAGGTCACCTACTCGGGTGTCACGCTGGCGACGATCGCCAAGCGTGTTGTCCAGGCGGGGATCACCGGGCCGGCGGGCGAGAACTATTCGATGCCGATCCGGTTCGAGGACGACGTCGCAGGCTCCTCCTCGAGGACCTATTACGGGTACGACATGATGAAGGTTTCCGAAGCTCTCACCGACATCATGGAATCGCAGACGGATCTCGACATCGACTTCTTCCCCCGCTGGGCCGACGGCGCCCTCGAGTGGCAGATGCGCGTCGGGGACCTCTCCTGGAACGAGCTGGAATACGACCTCTCCGCGCCGGGTTCCGGGGCGAAGGGCCTATGGGTCAAGACGGACGCGACGCAACGTGTGAACCGGGTCTACGGGATCGGCGAGGGGACCGAGGTCGATACGCTGGTCCGGGTGTCGACCTCGGGAAACATCAAGCTGAACATGGCCTCCGAAACCGCGGAGTCCTACAAGGACGTCAAGGTCGGTTCGCAGCTCCAGGATCGGGCGCAAGAATCCATTGTTGCGAACAACGGGACCACCCGGCAGGCCGGGTTCGACGTACTCGCCGACGGCGCGCACAAGGTCTCCGAGTTCCGACCCGGCATCCCCGTCTGGTGGAACGTCCGCAATGACCCCTACATCCTCGACGGGAAACGGGCCTGGGAGCTCATCAAGTACTCCGGCTCGCTCGATGAGTGGGTGACGCTGGAGTTCCAGCAGAAGGAGGGCGGCTGATGGGAAAGCTGAATGACCTTACCGCGGGGAACATGCGGGACATCCTCCGCCGATTGTCCCGCCTAGAGAACGCATCCCCGCTCTCGTCCTCCTCCATTGGGCGGGGGCGGATGCGGTTCTACGACGGTTCCGTGCTTCTAATCGAGAATGGGGCCTTGCAGGTCACGGGCACGGCGACGATCTCAGGCGTGCTTGATGTATCGGGCAGAACAAATCTCAAGGGCCAAGTTTCCGTAACGGGTCCAATGACGATCTCCGGAACGACAACGATTACCGGAAACACGTCGATAACTGGCGAGCTGGTGGTCACGGGCCCCACCACGCTGGACGGCATCACGGACATCGGTGGCGACACTACGATCACTGGCGATCTTGATGTGAACGGGCCAGCGACAGTCAACGGAAAAATGGACATCAAGGGTCCCACCACCATCTCGGGGAAGCTCGACGTGACCGGCGCCATGGCCACCAAGGGCACGCTCTCAGTTGAGGGTGTCACGACGCTAAAGAACGACCTGAACGTCACGACGGGCGGGAAGATCAAAGCCGGAAACCTGGAGATCGAACCGGCAAACGGTGGTCAGATCAACTTCTCTGGCGGGTCCATCGCCGTGGGCTCGTTTGGGATGCTGATTACACACACTAATGGGGTGTCGCTATCTTCGGGAACCAAGCCTAGCGGCACACAACCCAATTGCTACATGGACATTTCAGGCAAGGTCTACCGCATCGAATGACTAGCAGAGCGCCGATCTTGCCGAGTCTAGGATGATCATCTGTAGCGTGTAGTAGGGCATGCCGCCCTTCTCGATCATTGCATTGCGTTGAGTCATATTCGGGTACCCGCCCATGTCCATGCCATGCTCAGCGGTTTCCTTGCAGTAGTTATGGCCGGACTTGACGAGCTGCGCGTCCGTTGGCCGCTTGATGTCGGGCCATTCAGGGGCGCCATCCACAAGGTCAAGGAACTTCTGCTCGGCGGCGGCGCGAGAAGGTACTGCAGCCATTTTGCGGGCTTGCGGGGCAGTTGCGGCCCGAGCGGATGACGCGGCGCTAGCGGTGACACTTGCGGGCTCTTGGGCCGCTTCCTGTGGCGCTGAACAACCAGCGAGCGCAATGGCAATTAGGAGTGCCGGGGCGGTAAGCTTCTTCATATCGAATCCTTCCCGATTCGGTCGCCGCCCCGGATGTTCACAGCATCGCGGGGCTTTTATGTGTCTCCGTAGTTTACACCCGAGGGGGACAAATGGAAGACGACGATAAGTTCCTACACGAGCAGACCATCGTGTCACTGCGGACCCAACTCGCAGAGGCGACATTCCTGCTCGCCCAATCTCAGGCGCAAACCGCACTCTTGCGGCAGATGATTCAGCAGGCCACCGAGCCCGCCACCAAAGACTAGACCTCGAACTTTCCAGCCCTTTGACCGGGGCTTTTTTCATGCCCTCTTGAAAGGTGGCGTCCATGCCTGTTGTGACCGGAAACCTGCGTGACATCACGAATGTTGCGATGGTCAGCGAGCAGCCCCAGATCGTGTTCACGCTGAACCAGACGAACATGGCAGGCGGCGTGGTCTACCCGAGCGAGCCGTCAGTGGTGACGCCCGCCTCGGATGGGTCGTTCACCGTGGATCTCGCGGCCACGCAGGACATGGTCGATACCGGCTGGTACACGCTCAAGCTGCAGTGGTTGGGGCTGTCGACCGGGGCGGCGCTGATGGATTTCCCGGAGTGGCAGATCACCGTTCCCCGTTCCGGTGGCGTGATCTCGTCCCTGCTCGCGAAGCCAGGCACGAACCAGCGGATCGTGTGGGAGTCGACGACCCCGCCGTTGATGCCTCGCCCGTTCATGCTGTGGCTCGAGCAGGATCCGCTGCAGCCGGGCGAGAAGGACAAGGCCCGCCTGTATGAGTGGCGGCGCGGTGGCTGGTCCGAGCACGGCAACGGTTCCTGGGCGTACATCGCGGATCTGAAGGGCGCGCCAGGTTACAGCGCCCTGGGTACCGGGCCGCAGCAGGACACCGTGGCCGCATGGATGGAGGGCGCAGCTGGCGCCAATGCCGTGTCACTGGCGTTGGCGGCCGTCATCGCGGAGAACATCCCCACCATCGACGTCCACTCGCTCGGCGCCGTCGGCGACGGTGTCGCCGATGACACCCTCCCGCTGCAGACCGCGTTCAACGTCGCGAAGACCTTCGACGGGGTCCACGTGACCCTCCGGGCCGGGAAGACCTACAAGACCACGGACGAACTGCACATCTACCGCAACACGTCCGTCGAGGGCAACGGCGGCACGATCAAGCGCCACCACAACGGCTACCTGGTCATGAACGGTGACCGTGGGGCTTCCTACCCCGGTTACACCGGGCACGGGAACCTGCAGCTGCGCAACCTCGTCTTCGACCACAACGCGACGGCGTTCAACGACGGATACGGGTCCATTTTCACCCTGGGGCATGCGGAGAAGGTCCTGTTCGACCGGGTGCGGTTCCTGAACGCTAATTCCCATGCCGTGGACTGCAGCGCGAATAAGCAGGTCCGGTTCCGTGACTGCGAGTTCCTGGGCTACCGAAACACGGACGGCAACGACTACGTCGAGGCCATCCAGATCGACTATGCGGTCCAATCGGGCTTCCCGGCATTCGGTGCCTACGACGGGACACCGTGCCGCGACATCCTCGTGGACGGTTGCCGGTTCGGCGCATCCGATGACCTGCCGGCACACCCGCGGTTCATCGGTTCCCACGGTGCCGCGGTCGGGTCGGCGGCCGAGAAGATCGTCATCACGAACAACACCTTCACCGACCCGACGAACCTTGCCGTTCGCCCGTTCAACTGGAACGACGTCGACGTGCACAACAACTACATGGCCGGCAACGCCGGGTTCTTCCTGGCGAACACCCCGGACGGCGACCAGAACTGGGGCCTGCGGGTAACCCACAACACGGCCATCACGACGGGGGCCGTAGGAATCCGGTTCCTCGGCAAGGAGACAGGAACGTTCCAGAACTGCATCATCTCCCAGAACCGCCTCTTCGGCGGGGACTCGGGGGCGTGGGGCGGGATCCAGGTCGCCTACTTCCGGTCGATGGCGGTGACGGAGAACATGATCCGCCAGTACATGGGCGCCGGCATCACGTGCGTGGAAGGCACCGCAGACGTGGACCTGCTGGTGTCCGGGAACTCGATCCACTCGGTGGGGCAGAACGGTATCCAGCTGGCCGGGATCACAGACGTACGCGTGGTGAACAACGAGACGTGGTCCGTTGGCCGGGAAACGGCGGGCGTGTACGCGCATATTCGCCTGACGACGGCAATCACGAACGCCACGGTCTCGGGCAACCAGGCCCGGGCCTCGGGCACTTCAACCGCCCTGCACGGCTTCTACGCGGGGTCGTCGTGCACGGGCGTCGTCCGGATCGGGAACAACTGGCGCGGCTCGGCAACCACGGCCGTCGCTGATGGTTCCACGGGCGGATCGAATGCCGCCGAACTCGTCTAACCACCCTCGGGAGTCCCAGCCGAAGCGGCTGGGACTCCCGTCGAATCCGCCAGGAGGCACACATGGCATTCCCCAGCAACATTCCCACCGTGGAGATCCGCGGCCGCCTGCTGTCGCCAGGCATGGCTGCAGCGGACGCATCACGCGAGAAGACTGCCCGGCGGTCCCTGCTGCGCGTCGTGTTCACCCCGTCGGTGCAGAAGGTCACTGCGCCGGGTGCGGACCCGTCCCCGGTGACGTTCTACCATGCCGGGATGCCGGCGCCGGTGGAAGGCATCACGAGCACGGACGGATACCTGTGCACCCCGGACCCGCAGAACGACGAACTGGCGCTCTTCCCGGGCGTGCGGCTCATCGCAACGGATGCCGAGCAGTACTCGGTTGTGGACTGGACCTGGACGGTGAAGGTCACCTCCTTGGACCGGAAGGCCGTCTACGAGACGTACAGCATCGCCGTTCCGCAGGCCGCCGCAGTGAATGGGCTCGACCTCACAAATCTGGCCCCGGTCCCTTCCACCCCCGGCTATGGCATCCCGCAGGCCGAGGCTGCCGCCGCCGCCGCGGCTCAGGACGCGCAGGCAGCCGGCGCCGCCGCGGTCACTGCCGGGGAACGTGCAACCTCTGCGGCGGCGAGCGCCGCGAAGGCCGAACAAGTCACGGTCACCACTGGCGAAGTCGTCGGCGATGACCTGATCCTCACCAAGGGCGACGGTTCCACCAAGAATGCGGGGAACGTGCGAGGCCCGGTAGGCCCAGCCGGCCCCAACACCATCCCGACCGATGAAGCCGTTGCACAGGTGCTCACCTCAAGCGGGGCCAGCGCGCAAGCGGCCGCGCTCGACCTGATCGACTCCAAGACGCAGGGCGTCTACGCGCCAATTGCGGAAAGCACCGTCAGGATTGGTGCAGAGGCCCTGGCTTCCCAGCCGGCCAGCTTTGACATCGGTTCCAGCGGCACCGTAGTGGCTCTCGGAACGAACGCGATGGCGAACATGGTGGACGTGACCAACGGCATCGCGATTGGCACGAACGCCCAGGGCGAAGGGACGCATAGCCGAGAGAATATCGCCATAGGCGACTCGGCGTTGCAGCACGTCCAGGCCACCAAGAGCAACTACGACCAGAACGCCCAGGAGGGTACCCGGAATATCGGGATCGGTGGGAACGCGCTTCGGTTCAACAAGGCGGGCCAGCGGCATATCGCCATCGGCCGCAATGCGGGGCACTGCATCGAGGATGGGATGGGTCTTGTTGCCATCGGCGTCGGAGCGAACGGCGGCGCAGCGCCGATTGGCCTCTCGGGGGAAGTGGAGAACTGGGCGAAGTGGGGGACGCCTGGGCAGCGCATCAGGGCAACCGCCGTAGGGTTGGAGGCTTCAGCCCGGTCGAGCGCACCCAACAGTGTTGCAGTCGGCGGCGATGCCCTGCACGAGAACAAGAAGTCGGACAACAATGTGGGGGTCGGGGCACGCGCCCTGTACACGCTGGACGTGGACACCGGGTACAACGGCGGAACGTACGTCGTCATCGGGAAGACGGGCACCTACTCCCAGTCGGGGAACGTTCTGACCGTGACTGTCGCGGCGCATGGCCTAGCGGTCGGTGACATCGCGTACCTGCGAATGCCAGACGGCGGCAGCGCGACGTTTGCCAACGACGAGGCACTCGCCTATGTGGCCACGGTTCCCGACGCCAACACATTCACCATCACCCATCCGTTGTCGATCACCTCGACTGGCACGTTCGAGCTGAACGGCAAGGAAACTGCCGTCCAGAAACCGCGGAACGAAAACAACGTCGCCGTCGGTACGTCCGCGGGCGGGGCGCTAAAGACGTCTTCCAGCAGCACGGCGATTGGGGCCGCATCCCTGGCTGCTGCCACGGCTTCCGACAGGGTGACGGCTCTCGGATATCAGGCATTGGGTCAGATCCCGAGCGGGTCAAACAGTGTTGGTTGCGGCTACTACGCGGCCGGCAGCATGACGGGCAACGCCAACGCCGTCACCGCTGTCGGGGCATCGGCGCTTCGGAACAAGATCGACAACACCCCCCTGACTGAGGGGTGGTCGAACATCATCGGTATCGGGTTCGACTCCCGCGTATCTGGGGAGAATCAGGCACAGATCGGCAACTCCTCGGTTACGACCTACGTCTACGGGACGGTGCAGAACCGCTCGGACGCCCGCGACAAGGCCGACATCCGGGATACGGAACTGGGCCTCGGGTTCATAGAGAAGCTGCGTCCCGTCGACTACAAGTGGGACATGCGCGAGGACTACGACGGGGCCGAGCGTGACGGCAGTAAGAAGCGCACCCGCTACCACCATGGGTTGATCGCCCAGGAAATTCAGCAGGTCATCGAGGAAACGGGGGCCGACTTCGGCGGCTTCCAAGACCACTCGGTGAACGGCGGATCCGACGTCCTGTCAATCGGCTACGACGAGCTGATCGCCCCGCTCATCAAAGCCGTGCAGGAGCTCTCTGCACGCGTCCGGCAGCTCGAAAGCTAACCCGCACCACAGTCTCAAGCCCGAGGGGGGCCGATGTTTGAAGCAATACCTTGGGGGGTCGTCATCGGCAACCTGTCCGGCGCGACCATCGGCGGGCTCGCAGTGTTCATGGTCCTCACCGGCAGGCTGGGGACGGTCGGGCACATGAAGGTCCTACGCGACCAGATAGACGACAAGAACGCGACCATCCACGAGCAGGCCGTGACGATCCGTGAGCAGCGGGACATGTTGTTCACGTCCATCAAATCCGCGCAGACCATCGAGCATGTCGGGTCGGTCGTGGAACACACCATGAGCACCATCAGCGACCAGAAGGCCGGTGATTAGCCAGTGTGGCGACTCCGAAAGAAGCCAACCACCCCCGACCCGGTTGACGTGAAGGCACGCGAGGAAGCACGCAAGGCACGGGCTGAGGTGGCGTCCGTGAGTGCAGAAGTACAAGCCCGTCATGGCCGCCTGTTGCAGATCGGGTATGCGTGTGCCGAACTCCGCGCAGAGAACCATTTCAGCTACAAGATCTTTGGAGAATCATGAACCCGGACCTTCTGAGCGCGATCCTGCTCATCACTGTTGCGGTCACCGGCACTGTCGGGTTGGGTATCTACATGGCGACCGTCCCGTGGTGGCGACGACCGGGCGGTGTTCCGAATCGTGCGGGCCGTGCGTACTTCTCCATGTTCGGGTCGCTCATGCTGGTCGTCTGGCATTTCGTGTTCGAGGTGCTATTCGGCCAGTCGTCGGCGTGGCTTGAGGTCGGCCTGATCGGACTTGTGCAGGCCGCGATCCTGTTCAACATCTACACGTCGTTGTCCAAGCAGATCCGCGGCCGCAAGTCACGGCGCAAGGCCACCCGCTAGCCCGTTCGCCTGGGGGCGACACAACCCCAACACCAGCACCACCCTAGGAGAATACTGTGGCAATCAAGACCGAAGCACAACGGAACACCCTTGCCAACGCGTATGGCGCGGCGGCAAAACAGGGGGCCCTCTACATCACGAGCCCGGGCGCAACCGCTGGCACCGAACCGGGGGGCAGCTACTCGAAGCAGCCGCTCACATGGTCGGCGGCATCGGGCGGCGTTATCGAAGCGACCGCGACGTTCACTGTCCCGGCAGGCGCAACCATCGTCGGCCAAGGTGTGCATGCGGCTGACGGGACATACCTTGACGGCGGCGACGTGACTTCCCAGAACTTCGCAACCGAAGGCACCACCACCGTCACGTTCATCTATACGCAAGCCTAGGCCGGGGGTGGTCCGGCGTGGCAACAGCACCCACACGCGCCTATACAGCCACGCCAACGGCAGGCTGGGCATCAACGGCAACCCCGAAAACGTCGCCCACGTTCGACGTGCAGGCAGGGGATCTCATCGTCCTCATCGCGTTTAGCGAGGACTTCACTTCCCCGGTCGGCGCCCCCTCATGGACGGGCAGTGGGACGTGGACGCTGCGGCAGTCCGTGGTGGTGTCGGCGTACTGTACCGCCTACCTGTACACGTGCCTTGTCGGGGCTGCGGCTACGGGGCGGACGATCAGCATGTCCCGTACTGGTGGCGGCGGGCAATTCAGCTTCTACGCCACGGGTTGGCGGAACCACGGCGGGCTGGGCGTCACGGGGAAGGCCAACGTCGCCAGTGGTGCGCCCGCCCTCGCGCTGGCCACCTCGGCAAATTCGGCTGTCATCGTCGGCAACTCCGACTGGACGGCCAACGGGTCATCATGGTCATGGCGCACGGTCAACGGCGCGCAGATCATCGAGACGTCACGTGGCGGGACCGCGGGCAACACGTACATGTGCTACTCCGGGTATTCCCCGGACACTGGGCCGGCGGGGACCATCACCTATGGGATGCTCACCCCATCCACCCAGAAATACTCCATCGTCGGGGTGGAGGTATTGGGAACCGCCGCCGCCGAGCCGCCCGCCTATTCGTGGACGGCGAACCTTTCCGGGGCTGGCACGCTCACCGGCAACCCGAGGCCATCATTCGGCTGGGTCGCGGCACTCAACGGTGGCGGGCAAGTTTCCGCCACCATGGTACCGGCGCTCGCATGGTCGGCAACGCTCGACGGTATCGGGCAACTCACGGCAATCGTGGCACCCAGGCTGACGTGGGATGCCGAACTTGCCGGGGATGGGCTGCTCGACGCCACGGCAACACCGCACTTCGAGTGGACAGCCAACCTCGACGGGTCCGGCACGCTCGCCGTACAGGCCACCACGGAACGCTCGTGGACGGCCCCATTCGGCGGCACCGGCACACTGACCACCGCCGCCACCATTGCGTTTGGCTGGGAAGCACTGGCGGGCGCAGAAGGCACACTAACGGCCAACACCGCGCCCGCCTTTCAATGGGTCGCGCCACTCGACGGCGAAGGAACACTCACCGCCGACATCACCCGAGGCCGGGCATGGTATCTGATCCTCACCGGGTCCGGGAACCTAGCCGCGACCCACCGACCGCACTTCACATGGACGGCCAACCTGACAGGGGAAGGCACGCTATCGGATGAACCACAGGAGCCCATTGACATGAATCAACCATCACCGGATTGGAACCTGGTTCTCTGCAAGTGGGCCGGGGTCAAGATGGACGGCACCCCCTGCACCGGGCGGCTCAAGTTCAGCTACAACGGGACCGGGAAGTTCCTGCTGGACGACGACCCCGAAACCCCGCTGTCCATCTACACGGCGGA